GCCCTGCGGCTACGGCAAAGCGCTTGCTGAGCAAGTTTGGCGCGCCAGCGTGGTTGCACCATCCCGATGGCGGATCAGGCATCTACGACCCGAACACGGGCACCGTCACCGCCGCAACGACAGCGTATCCATGCACGGCGGCAGTGCTGAATTACTCAGCCAAAGACATCGATGGGACTTTGGTTCTTGCGGGTGATGCCAAGGTGCTGATTGCGCCGGATGTTGGACAAGCACCAGAAGCGAACGACAAGATCGTCACAGCAGATCGCCAAATGACGGTGGTTCGATGCAGCCCGGTAGCTCCCGCCGGAGTCGTTGTGTTGTACGAGGTGCAGGTCAGATGAGCAACGATGCATTCAAGCGCAGATTCTCGGCGCTGCTCGCGCGAAGCAAATTGAAGGCTGAGACCGCAGTGCGCAAGGCGGCGCTCGACCTGGGGTCTCAAATGGTGCTCCTTTCCCCGGTTGATACCGGTAGATTTAGGGGCAATTGGGTTTATGGCAACGCGGCCATGCCAACCGATGTGCATGAGACGGTGGACAAAACAGGGGGGGCGTCATTGGGACGCATCCGTGAAGGTCTCGCCACATGGACTCCAGGACAAACGATCTACATGGTCAACAACCTGCCCTATTCGCGGCGGCTTGAACACGGCTGGTCACAGCAGGCTCCATCAGGAATGGTCAAGTTGACGGTGAAGAACTATTCGCGGTATCTGGCGCAGGCTTTGAAGGCGGCAGGATGAGTCAGCAGTTGATCCGCCGCGCGCTGGAAAAGCGACTCGCGGCCATGACGCCCTCGCTGTCCACCGCCTGGGAGAACGCACAGTTCACACCGGTATCAGGCACGCCGTATCAGCGCGTGAACTTGATGCCCAACACTCCAGACAACAGCACTCAGGGCGACAAGCTGTATTTCGAGCGCGGAATTTTCCAGGTGACCTTGTGCTTCCCAATCGGGACGGGCCCAGCCAGCGCAGAAGCGCGCTCCGACGCGCTGCGCGCCCACTTCAAACGAGGAACGACGCTCGTTGAGGCGCCAATTCAGGTGATCGTGATAGAGACGCCGAAAGCGTCACCTTCGATGGTCGATGGGGATCGTTACTGCGTCCCGATTGCCATCCCATATCAGTCTCAGATTTCAACCTAATCCCGGCCCGCGCCGGACACCGAAGCCCGCCTCACCAGCGGGCTTTTTTTCTTGCCCGCAGCGGGCGAACTTCACTCACTGAAAGGAGGCCGTCATGGCAATCGAGCAAGGTATCTTCAAGCAAACGCGCTTGGCGCGTCAGTCGGCCAAAGGCGCAATGGCGTCCCCCGCGGGGGGCGCTATCGTGCGCCGCGAAAGCTCGACATTCGAGCTTTCGAAGGAAAGCTACACCACGGAAAACGAGATCACCGCAACGCAACAGATCGTCAGCGTGCGGCACGGTGTTCGTTTGGTCAACGGCAAGCTATCCGGGAATCTGTCTCCCGGCACCTACTCCGACCCGTTGAGCGCATTGCTGCGCCGCGACTTTGCCGGGGTGACCGCCATCACGGGCATGTCGATCACCATTGCTGGCTCGGGCCCATACACCATCACGCGCGCTGCTGGTGATTTCCTGGCTGGCGGCATCAAGATCGGGATGGTGGTTCGATTGACCGCTGGGTCGTTCACCGCTGCCAACTTGAACAAAAACCTGCTGGTTACCGGCGTCACTGCAACTGTTCTGACGGTGCAGTCTTTGAACAGTCAGACAATGGTTGCGGAAGGCCCGATTGCCAGCGCGACACTTACCGTCCCGGGAAAGGTGACTTACACCCCGATATCGGGGCACACCTCGATCTATCACACAGTCGAAGAGTGGCACCCGAACGTACCAACGTCGGAGCGAAACATCGACGTGCGCTTCACGCAAGCCAACATATCACTCCCTGGATCGGGTAATGCGAAGATCGATTTCACGGCCATTGGGTTGAACCAAACCCAAGCGTCAACGGCCTATTTCACGGCTCCTACTGCTGAGACTACGACCGGAACGCTGGTGGCTGCATCGGGCGCGCTGTTTGTGAATGGCTCAGCGGTAGCCACGGTAACCGACATGAGCATCAGCATAGACGGTAAGGGCGCCGGGGCTGACGGTGTTCTCGGCACCGACATCCGCCCCGACGTGTTTGTCGGCAAGGTCAACGTCAACGGCTCGTTCACGGCCTACTTCGACAGCGCGACGATACCTAACCTGTTTCTCAACGAGACGGCAACGAGCATCCTGTCAGCGATCACGGCGGGCTCAGACAACGCGGCAGACTGCATGACCTTCACCATGAACAACGTGAAGATCAACAGCTCAAGCCCTGCGGACGCGGAAACCGGCCTCAAGCGCACCTACCAATTTCAGGCTGTGCTGAACGCATCGGGCGGCACGGGTACCGCGACAGAAAAAACCACGCTGCAAGTGCAGGACAGCGCGGCTGCCTAAACGGTCTTCACCTTCGGCCTGTTTGGCCACCAACTGGCACCGACGCCGCCGCGCTTCGCCTCTTGCTAGGGGCGGGTGCGGTGGCGCACGGGCTGATTTAACCCCTAGCAAGGAACCCTTATGTCTTTCGATCTTGAGCAAATTGACACCCCTGCAACGTCTGAGGCGGGCCACGAAATCGAGCTGGAATACAACGGCCAGAAAACCGGATGGTTTGTCACGGTGCGCGGCGAGCATGCCCCTTCTGTGAAGAGGTGGCAGATTTCTGTGGGCAACAAGTTCCGCATGAAAGAGTGGCAGGAAAAGCGCAAAGGCAAGGGCGACACCCCCCCCGCACCTATGACGGAAGAAGACGTGGAGCTTGGCCTGCGTGGCGCTGCGGCTCGCATCGGCGGTTTTCGTGGGATCATGTTTGCCAAGAAGCCGTTCGAGTACAGCGAGGCCAATGCCTACGAGCTTGTGCGCCGCCATCCTCCTTTTGCCGATCAGGTTTTGGAGGCGTCGGCGGACATCGGAAATTTTATGAAGAAGGCGTAGCGCAGCTAGTCGAGTACGCCAAGCATGAGTTCCGTCTCACAAAGCGCGGCAAGGATGGGAAGTCCTTGCGCGAAACCCTTGAGGTAGTTGCTCGTATCAAGGGGCGCATGCCAGATGAAGGCGTTAACCCTATCGAGTTCCCTCCGTCCATGTCGCAACTTTGGGCGTGGTTCGCTCAACTCAGCGCCAAGCGTACGCCAGTCATGGCCGGGATGGCGCCCATCGCGGAGTCTGAAATCGGCTGGTTCTTCAGAAATCGCGGAATCTCAACCGATGGGTGGGAGTTTGACGCAATCAATCGGCTTGATGTGGCGGCGATGAATGCCGATGCAGAGAATGCGTGATGTGTGAAACGCACTGAACGCAGAACGGCCCACAACTTGACCGCCTAGCGCGGAATTTTTTTCATCAAAACACCCCGTAAGTGGAGGCGGTCGCTCTGGTAATGGCGGCGGCTTTTTTCTTCCCAAATCGCGCAAAGCATGCTTGACCTGGAAACCATCGGCGTTGAGTTCAATACGGGCGGCCTTGAGAAAGGTGCGCGCGCGTTCGCCGAAACCGAAAAAGCCGCCAACCGAGCAGCCGATGCCGTCGATGCTGCCGGCGCGTCCGCGTCCAAGGCAGGCGCGGAGTACGCGCGCAATGCCCGCGCTGCGGATGACTTGAGTGGCACGTTCCAGAGGCTGGAAAGCGGTGCGCTTAAGTTATCCGACGCAGAGAACAGGCTCATCCGTTCGTTGGTTTCCGAGGCCAAACAGATAGGCATGACGAACGCCGAGCGCGAGCGCTATATGGCAAAGCAGGCGGGCATGTCGGATGCTGCCGCCCAGATGGCCGGCGCTCTGCGGGCGAAAATTGACGCCTATCAGTCGGAAATTGCCTCGATCAAGGCCGTCACAGCGGAGTTTGACCGATTGAAAAGGCGCCAGGATTCTTTCCTGTCAGCGATGCAATCGCAGGCCGACACCATCGGCATGACCAGACGGCAGCTTGCGGAATATCAGGCGCAACAGCTTGGCATATCGGACAAGGCCGCTCCGCTCATCCAGAGGCTCTACGGAGCCGACGATGCCCTCAAGAAAACTGGGATCAGTGCGGCTCAGACGGCAATGGCGATGCGGATGCTGCCCATGCAGATGACCGACATCGTTTCCGGGCTTGCGACGGGTCAAAGCCCATTCATGGTGTTGATGCAGCAAGGCGGGCAACTCAAGGATATGTTCGGCGGCATCATCCCGGCAGCGCGGGCCGTCGGCGGGACGGTACTGAGATTTATCACCAACCCCATCACGCTGGCAGCGTCGGCCATAGCCGCCATGGGGTATGCCGCGTACAAAGGGCAGAATGAATTTCGGGAACTCGAAAACGCGCTGACGTTGAGCGGAAATGCGTCGGCGAAAACGGCGAGTCATCTCGATGTTCTGATCACAAAAATAGGCGGGGCGACAGGTAGCTATTCGCTGGCCCGGGATGCCGTTATGGAACTGACTCGTTCCGGGAAAGTATCGGGCGATGTGTTCGATGCGTCCGTTTCAGCCGTGGTCAATTGGTCAAAGGCAACCGGAGAAAGCGTCAGCAACGTCTCCAAAATCTACTCGGATATCGCCAAAGACCCGGCCAAAGCGGTTCTTGATCTCAATGAGAAATACGGGCTGCTGAGCGCGTCAATCATGTTTCAGGTCGAGGCCCTGAAGCGGCAGGGCGATGAGCAGGAGGCTGTCAAGCTGGTTCAGCGCAGTTTCGCCGAAGAGTCGGACGCGATGGCAAAGCGTGTCATCGACAACGCTGGGTTGATCGAAAAGGCTTGGCGGGGGGCCAAAGGCGCGATGGTGGGGCTTTGGCAAACAATCAAAGACGTTGGGCGGCCAGAAACCGACGAAGAGCGCATCGACAAGGATCGCCAGCGCTTGGCCTTTATGCTGGAGCGAGGACCCGTTAACAACACGCCGCGCTTTGCTGCGATGCACGCCCAAAGCGTGGCCGATCTCATCTCGAACATTGCCGATCAGCAGCGTCAGATCGACCTGAACAACGGGCTAGCCAAGTCGGCCGCCTGGGTCAGGGATAAGGAGCAGGATGCCGCGAAGGCGCTATCCGAACTCAATAGCCTCGGGTTGCAAAACGCCACCGTGACGGACAAGCGGACCGAAGCCCTGCGGAAACTGGCTGAGCAGAGGGAAAAAGCGCTTGGCGCGCGCGACATTACGCCCGATATGGTCGCGAAGATCGAATCGGACTATGCGCGCAGTGTCGAGGTGGCGATTGCGAACCTACAGCCCAAAATGAGCAAGGATCAGTGGCTCAACGCGATATCGCAAATTGAATCCGGGCAGCAGCAGTTTTGGAAGAAGGACGGGCAAGGGCACAAAGCGGGTGAATTGGTCGCGAGCGGCCAAGGCGCGCTGGGCGCTTACCAGATTTTGCCGAAAACCGGCGAGCGATGGGCCTCTCAGATGGGGGTCGAGTTCAATCTTGAGAAGCTGCGCCAAAGCGCTGATTACGGGCGCTTCATCGCGGGTATCGGTTATGACCTCATGGAGACGATGTTCAAGGGCGACAAGCTCAAGATGGCGGTCGCCTATCACCAGGGCGAAGGAACGGTTAGGAAAGCCGTGGCCGCTGTTGGCCCAGGTGGAGACTGGCTCAACGCCACCGACGCGAATGGGATGGCAATCATAGGCCCCAAAGGGCGGCAGTACGCAAAAAGTTTCGAGTCACTTTTCTCCCGCGACGTTCAAGGGAACTACGTCAATGGCCCGATGCTCGACAAAGAATCCCAGCAAGAGCAGGAGCGACTGCTCAAGCTCCAGAACGATCTTGCAAAAGCGACGGCGGAGCTGACGGCAAAGCAGCAGGGATACACCGGCTCAATGGTCGAGTTCATCGGGTTGAAGGCAACCAGCGAATTCGCCGCGATGTCGGAGGCCGAGCGCCAAGCTATTCAGTCAAGCGCCATTGCGAAGGCCAATCTAGACGCCAGAGCTGA